CGCATATTTTCTACGCCTGCTTCTCTTGAAGCATCTCCGCTTTTAATTAGCTCAATTCCTTTTGGAGTTTTTTTGGTTTCGTATGCGCCTGCTCCGCGTGTTGCTTTAGCAGTCATTACAAATTCTCCATCACTTAACATCGCTGGAATATCATCTGAAGTTCCGGTTCCTGGACCAATAGATTCTCCACCTTGACGCATGTCTAATTCTTCTATCATTACAGCGCCGCCTTCAGCAAACTTAAGCGCTTGAGGAGCTGGTCCTAAACCAAACTCTTCTCTGGTTCCACCAGTTCCTAAAGCTTTAGAAAGCTGATACCTTCCTAAAGAATCCATTGTTACTGCTGGAGTTTCTGACAACCCACCCTCTCTTTCTTTAGCGCCTAAATAAGTAGCTAATCCATACAAGCCTGCAAGACCTGCTGGGCTTGTCATCGCTCCACCTAAAGATTGCAAGAATCCGCCGCCACCTTGCTGTTGTCCGCCGTTGCCAAAAATGTTTCCAGCTCCGCCAATTAATCCTCTACCTTGGCCTGCTCTTCCAGAAGCTCTAGCTTCATTTACAAGTTGGTTGAATGTTCCAGCTTGCTTTGCTGCTTCTATTTCTTCCTCGGTATAACCTGCAGCTATTAGTTCATCTGTTCTAGATTGACCGGTATCTCCTGTTAATAATTTAAAAGTATCTTCGATTCTTCCTATTTTGGACTGCCCTTCTCTTGTAGTTGGATTATAAGGTTGGCTAGGTCCAAAAAGACCACCTATACCTGAAGTAATTGCTTGCTTTCCTATTTTAAAAGCATCTCCAAGTCCTAAACCACCTTTAGCCACACCTGCGCCAACGTTACCAATATCGTATATGTTTTGACCTACGCTGCCTAATCCAGGCACCTTGCTGACTAAAGATCCTAAACCTTTAGCCCCAGTCGATAACGCAGAACCAACTCTCCCTAAAAATGGTACTTTGCTTGCAATAGCGCCTCCCAAAGAGCCACCTATAGCTCCAAGAGCGGTTCCTACGCCAGGAATAAAAGCTGCAACAGGTGCAACTTTTTTTACAACTTTTTTAATTTTTTTAAAGACTTTAGACAGGAATCCAAACTCAGGTAAACCGGTTAAAGGATTCAAATCCATATCGCCATTTCCGACTACGAATTGATTCGGATCAACGCCGTACTTGGAAATAGATTTTCTGATTAAAGTATTTAAAAAAGGATCGTTGCGTAAAACTTCTGCAGGGATAACCATCTCGTCTGGCGCAACGTGCGCAAGAATAGTATCCTCGTTTCTCCCCAAAGCAGCAATACCTTGTAAGTCTTGTTTTTGTAGTTCGTTTAGCATATTAATATAACCTATATGTTAGCATCTTTAAGGCGTCGATACAGTAACTGAGCCTAATCCAGTTGTAGCAGNNCGATGAGTCGTTAAATCAATAAACTCTGTACCGTCAAATACCTGCAATACTTCTGTAGTCGTATTGAATATTAGCGTGCCAATATTAAAGTTTAATTGATCACGTTCAGTAGTCGATAATTGCAAAGTATTATCGGGGTCTACTGCTCCTAAGTTTATCTCTAAAATACGTACAAGTCTATTAAAAAGATCGGCAGAAACATACTCACCTTGCGCTAGAGGCAGCTGAGTTGGCAGTAATTTGCTCATCTTCTACCGTCTTGTCGGATATCTAATCTGGTTGCCCCCAATCTCCAACCTATTCCTAAATTACCGTCGTTGCTTGCGTCATCATCTGATTCAATCCTTAAAGCAACTTGACGACCTCTAGCTCTAATATTGACTTGTCCGGTATTGCTTTGAACGGCACTTGTAGAGCTGGCTGACAAAGATTGTCCTGGATTATTTCTGGTTTTGACAACAACGTTGACTGAACAGTCGTTGCTGTTTTGTAAAAACTTAATATCTGGAATCATACGGCGAATAAATTGAAAACTTTCGCCGTCGCCAATATCAAAGTCTGAACTTTCAATAAAAACATTTGTCATCGGCGAGCCGTCAGCGTCAAAACCAACCTCTTGCTGATACAAATAACCATTTTCAACTGCTCTTGGATAAGATTCGATTCCAGCATCTAACCAAGCAGTTCTCTCTAATTGTCCGTATGTCCAAACTTTTTCTTCGTAATTGTAGATTACGTATCGATCAACTTCGTTTGAAGATGAAGAAGGATAGAACCAACCCACTTCGTTTTTATCCATAATACTAAACGCATGTATTTTAAATGCTTGTTCTTGGTTGATATCGCTAAATACGTAATTTAAAACAGTACAAGGTATTTCTTGTACCGATCCGTTGTAAATATAAAAGCTATTGGTATCCATCCAATACACTCCGCCTGGAGCAGAAATGCACGCTTTAGGACTAATCATTCCAGTATTTTGGTTAATTAAGTTAACAGCAAATGTGAAAGGCGGTCCTACAAACTGCATACTGTATAAGGATGTGTCAGTCCAAATAAGTATTTCTTGTCTGGCTTTACACGCGCCAATAATCTCGGAACCAGCAGATAATCGCAAAGAACCAGCAGTATTGGTAATTAAAGGCTCGAACTCTAATTCGTTTTCTTGATCAGAAAAAGCAATAAACATCGGATCTANNNGATAACTCAACAGCTCTAGTATTAAGACCGTCATTTTGAATCCATTCGTAAATACCACCACCTCTAGGATTGATGATTAAATTTTCGCCAAAGTTATCATGTGTCCATAATCTAAGCTGATTTGAGGCAGATAAAGAGGTAGAAGAACCCCAAGCTCCTGAACTCCAAGAACCAACACCCCAACCTGTAGAAGGAACGAAAACATCCAATCCTGTATTGATTTGATATGTACCAACGATTGAGCCGCCGCCGTTTCCTGTATCTGAAGCGTTTGCAGTTACGGTTGCTCCGCTTGTATCTTTTGCCTCAACAGTATATGAGTTTGCATTTACAATCGTAGCAATTTGATATTCTTGATTTAATACTGCAGCAGTAATATTACCACCTAAACTAACTGCCCCTGAAAAGGTAACAAAGTCGTTTTGTACTGCGCCATGCGCGGTATCAGCGACAGTAATTGTCGCATCACCATTTGATGCAGAAAAAGTTACATCTCCAGCAGAGGTTGTAAGTCTAATCGGGGTAATATCGTTAAAGGTTGTACCTTCTTGTATGTAATACTTTAAATGTGTTCCAAGGCCTAAATACTTTTCACCTGAATTAGCGATCCAAGCATGCAAAGCTCGGCAAGTTCCTAAAAAAGTATTGGTTAGAAGTTTTGCCCATCCACCAAATTTTTCAGGTCTACCCTTTCTAAATCTAACCAAGTTAACGTCAAACCAACCGCCCTCGTTATCGTAGTCGGTTCCTTCTCTGTTTACCCCTGGTCTAAATATCGCTTTCTGTAGTGGCATCTATCGGTTCCAAATTTGGTATTTTATTTATTTCTAATAAAGCATTTATTAATGATTCTTCTGAATCAATCTTTTTTAAAGCTTCTAAGCTTTTAGCGATAGAGTTTTGAACTTCATCAAATGGTAAGAACAAAACCTTATCTATTGGTAAGGCAACAAGACAAAAAATATCGACTTGCCCACTTCCATATCTTAGCATTTTATTTTTTCTTTTGTTATCTGCGTTAGATCTAAAATCCCAACGATAATAGTCAGTACCGTCTTTTTTATAAAGACTATTGGTTGTTTTTACTTGAATTTTATAAAGTTGACCTTGATGGTCAAGTATTAAATCAGACTTATGGCCTTCAGGTGCGATTATTACAGAGTCGCAAAAACGCATCAAATATGAAGCTGCTAAATATTCACCTGCAAGTGCTACCCTTGCAGAAATATGTGACATGTAGACTCCTATATATGTCGCCAGTCTTTGCCTTCAAAGAGTAAAGCTTCTGCNNTTCCATCTTTTTATTTGGTTTGGTGTTTCTTCATAATCGCCATTATTGAGTTTGCGCAATAAAGTAGATTTTTTTAGGTTGGCTGGTCCGAGGTTGTATACCCAAGAACATAGTGAATCAAATTGTTGTTGATTCAAAGGGACATGCACATAATCATTCACGTAACCCTCATACTCTTCTTCAAGTTCACGCCATAACATAAAGTCTGCTTTTTCTTTAGTCCATTTATCGCCTTCTTGCACATCTTTAGTATGACCATAACCAATTGTCCATACATCTACTGCGTCTTGATAGGCGATAGCGTTGCCTTCATCATCTGTTGGGCAACCCTCAAAATGCTTGATAAGTTCGAGCCCTTCTTCAGAGATGTGCATAATTATTTTTTGTTGGACGATCCAAAGTAGAATGATATAACTGCGGTAGCTATACCAGTAATAGATCCAAT